GTTTCATCTCATCGGTTTTTATTTTGTTTTTCATCTTACCTCCTTTCTACACTTATATATTAACATAATGACGGCACTATGTAAAGTGTTTTTACGAAATATTTTATTTTTTTATACAAAAAATAAGCCTACCCTCGCAATGAGAGTAGGCTTTCAAAATTAAATCTATTTTAGAAAATCATCGTGTTTTAATCTTGATTGATAAGTGTCTTTTATCAATCGTGTTGCTTCAGTAATTACACCATTTTTTAGATGGTTGTCTTCTACATATTGTTCATACGCGTCACACTTAGAGACGATAAACCGAAACTGTTCTTTGCTGTGTACAATTCCTCGAGAACACTCATTTGCAAAAACAAGTATTGTGTTGCGAATATCATCTACTCTTCTCGAGGTATCTGCACTAATATGGTCATCTAACTTCTTTTCTAATGTGTCTATCTTTTGATTGACATTATGGTTGATCCTATCCCCAGCCCATTTTAGAAGTTTATCCCAAGGGTTCACCTTAATCGGTGCAATTTGGATGAATACAGATGCAACGAATAGAATGGAAACTACTGCACTTACAAAATCTTTAAATTCAATCAATGCGAATACGTCTTTTAGAAGCATAATATTATCGCCTATCTAATTCTGATTGTAGTTCCAGCATAAATAACGTTAGGATTTGAAACGCCGTTCAGATATGCAAGATATTGATAAGATGTGCCGTTTCTTTCTGCGATGTCGCTCAATGTATCGCCATCTTGGATTGTGTAATAAACCTCATCGCTTGTATTAGCGACTGGTTCACCACTGATAACGATTTCCTGTCCAGCATAGATAACATTAGGGTCTGCAATGCCGTTGATTTCTGCTAAGTGTTGATAAGTCGTTCCAAACTTAGCCGCAATTCCTGACAGTGTATCGCCATATTGAGCCACATAAACGTTTTCACTTGTTGCAACTGGTGACTGTGTAGGCATTTGAACATATTCAACTGGTCTATCTGCTGTTGCACCAGTACGATAGATTGATGGGTCAACGAAGATAACATTTTCATCTAACGTTCCATAGTTAGAAGTGTACTGTTGGATTGTTCCATATGCTGAAGTATCAACCGTATGGCTTCCATCGTTATTGCCCCAAGCCGCTACCCACTTATCGTATGGATCACATTCAGGCGCTAGATAGCCAAGCCATGATAGCGAAGTATAAATTCCTGTGTAGTATCCAGCCGAAGCAATCACATCACAGAATGCACGTGACATAGGCGCAATGTTATCGTGTGTGATAGCAACGCCATTATTGACTTTGTAATGGTCCGCGTCCTCCATATCTAGCCATACGCCAAGCCCAATATCCACGCCAGCAATGATGGATAAGAAGCGCTGTGCTTCTTCAATTGCCTGTGCTGTGTTTAGCGCATAAGAATAGAAGTACACACCGATTGTAATGCCTAAGCGTTGGCACTCTGAAACATGTCGTCTAAATGAATAGTCTTCACGACTTGCCACGCCTGCGCGTAAGATAGCATATTTACCTGCATAAGGTGTAAAGTCGAAATTTGGTTGATGTTCACTGACATCTGGTACGTTATAAATTCTCATATTGTTTCCTCCTGTGTTAGTTCTGTTTTGGTAAATTTAACCGTGTGAATAAGTCATTCACGAAGTTTGCACCTCGCGCTGTAATGATTCCTGTCAATACAGAACCTAAGAAAGGAACCATCAAAGGCATACCAATTAACGGGAATAAATCCGCACCTGTAGCTACACAGATTAGGACAGATACTCCTAATGAGCCAGCTGCACTCTTGTTAAAACCTTCTGCAGAATATAAACGCTTAATATTCTCCCAGGTCCCTTCCACCAAAACTGCGATAATAACTAACTGTGCTAATGCTGCATTATTCATTTTCCTTTTTCCTCTTTCTATCTAAAAAGGCGGCCACGTTGGTCGCCTTAATAGCAATATTTATTTTTCTTTGTAATAATCCCAGGCATTTCCGAAGCCTGGTTCATTGTCCTTATTTCCATCAATTTTAGAAATAAAGACGATACCACGTGCGATAACTAAGTCACCTTTTGAATAGGTTGTTTTATCGTTCCACGGCTTAATTTCAACTTTTGGCTTATCTTGGCTGTTCTCGCTTGCTTGCAAGAGTTTGTAATGCTTTGAGTCTTTGTCAGGTGTGCTATTTTCATTTGATATTACATTTTCAACAACCTCGTATGGATTTCCACCATACTTAAAACGTTCGCCTTTCTTATACGGAAATTTGAACGCATTCCAATCATCTAAGAACTTCGACCACTTAATAACATCTTTGATTTCTGCATTCTGTAGACCTAGCGCGATGAAGCGTGCAACTGCTTCGGTTTCTGCTCTTTGAATTGCTAAATCAATCTCTGATTGTGGAGCATCCGTAAGAATAAACGATAGTGTATATCCATCTTTATCCTTTGAAAATGACATGGTGTCTGTGTACATCTTGTGTACAACATTATCATCGAATGAAATGTCATGAATGACACCAGTTTCAAAAGAATCGATTAGCAACTTTAAATTCTCAAAGGCTGGTCTTTTGAAAGTGACAACACTTTTATTGTTATCTTGAATTTCTGTAAATTTTTTTCCATCAATTAGCATTAGTAACCCTCCTAAACTGATTTAACAAAAAGTATATCTACACTTGCACCTATAGGAACATTAGGCCAACCACTAGGATTGTAAACAGTGCAGTATACAATGTTATTCGTAAAGTTATACAACGATACAGTGCTTCTATAGTCAGTGTACGGCTGTAATAGACCCACTAATTTATATCCGGCAGGAGTAGTAATAGTAATTCTGACATCCTCTCGATCGTTTACAGTTGCGTTGAATGTCGATCTTGCACCGGAGCCGCCAAATCTTTTAACAATGAAGGTATCATTACCTCCAATCGCTAAGCCACCCTTTGCGGTAATTTTTCCTGGTACTTCTAAGTTATCTTTTGTGACAATATTCTTCGAGTTTTTAGCTGTAACCGTCACATTAGTAATGGAAATATTTGTTGCTGTATATGTTCCTAATTCTAAGTAAAAATGCGTACCACCTAAAATATCTGTATTACTTGCACCAGACGGTATTGTTTGTGAAGTAACAATGCGTATCTTATCAGAATTACCTAAATTAATATCTACATATATTTTAAATTGTGTAGCGTTTCTACCTGCACCCATTGTTGCATTTACATCTTGTTCATCAACCTGAAAATCTCTACCAGCTACAACACCTCTGAATGAGGTGATGTGTAGTTTGTTCCCACTGATTGTTATATTCGGAATAGAAAACAATCCATCTTCGAATAATTTGCTGATTATGTATGCATCGTCAGATGCAGTTACGTTTGTTCCTGTGGCTCTAATTACTTTGCTCATTGATTATCCCTCCTAATACTTCTAATGATGCTTGTTAGTGATTTTCTAGCATATCCAAATTTAACTACCTGGATATTATCACCCTCATTTTCATATCCTGTGCAGATAGAAAAATGTGATGTTCCATTATTGAATATCTGATACAATTTACCAATTTCAAAAGGCTCTAACACTTTTGATTTTGTATAGAACTTGATCGTCGTTTCCTCATCATACAAATTCTTATACAATGTTTCGGTTGCAGTTGATAAAGCCTTTTGTTCAAAACTCTCACCATTTTCAACTTTATATTCTATTGTTTGAACTGCAGTTACGATGGGAGAAATTATTCCATCTGACGTATTCTCAATTGTTCCGGAAATGCCATCTGCAGTTGGAATAAAATAGTATTTCTTCTGTACTAATTGGTTTTGTTCAGCTTTTATCTTATCAATGCATACGCACACATTTGGACTTAACTCACTAGAACCGGAATTAATATTGTATTCAATCAAATCATTTAATGATAAATCAAACTTATATGCTTTAGAATTGTCATTTTGGACACCAATACACTTAATCCAAGCATTTGCCCAGTCTATTGATAAATCAATCCTATATCCTTTATTTCTAAGCAATGAAACAAGCACATCTCTTATATTTGTAATCCGTTCATCACCCAGATGCACTTGAATCTCATTGAATGCATCAACTCCTTTATCATTGCCAAAATAAAAGCGTGGCGATTTACCATCCACGCTTATCATTTGTATTGCACTCTTGATCCAGTTGAAAAGATATCTATTAGTATCATTAAGAGACAATGTATATACATTTGCATCAAGAAGGCTTTCTAAAGGCAGGCACGAAAGTTCAAGATAAGACTCTTTACCAATAGATATATCAGATATTACACCTTCATATATCACACCAGAAGTATTATTAACTCGTACCAATATCCCTTTTTCAAGTTTAAATTTAACCTTTGGTATTTTAATTACTGTTTTCACCATAGAGATATAGTCAACTGCAGGCACGCAATAAAACGCTTCTGAACGACCAATATATTCAACTGTTTGAGAAAAATATATAACGTTATACTGCATTAAATTCCCTCCGGATTACCACAGCACTCTTAACCATATCCCCTGATTCATTAGTCACAAGAATCTTACACTCTCCTAAAGGTAATTTTACGAAGTTTTGCATATCAAAGTTGCAATATTGATATGCATTCTTTTTTTCTGATGTTTGACCAATAACGTGTGTAATCTCTGTTTGCCCATCTATTGAATTAATAATCAATTCGTCATCAGTAGCTAATTTGATATTACATTGGCCATGTAGAACTTCCTGTTCATTACAGATAATAGCCCATCTAGGATTCAAACACGGTCCAAATATAGTAAGAATAGTAGGTACGTTATTCGATGAAAGATTTTGAATATTAAATGTGCCTATCAAACTTTCAGTATAGGAATATGCGTAATCAAATCCGTATATCTTTCCGCCTGCAATGTCATTCCTACCATCGATATAGCGAAATTCTTCGTCATACCACTTTGATTTTGCGATGATTGACATAGTGCATTTTAAAGCTCTATCATTATGCTCTATTTCAGATTTTTCTATCTGAACAATATCTGCATCCATCATATATACGCTTCCATTCGGCAATGAATACTCCAACTTGCATGCGTTATCATCTTTCGATAAAGCATTTATAAACGCTTGATAGTTTTCATATACAGATTGTCTGCTATCGCCTCTAACTATCAAAATGCCAGAAACAGAACGTTGCGGAATAGTATCCCCAACGCGTACATATGCATTTCCTAATTTCTCATATGCATAATCTGTATTAAGACCAAGCCCAGTAGGAGATTCAAAAAAGTAAGTGTGATCAAGTCCATCCGTCAAATTGAAAGTGGCGGATGATAAATGAATTTTAAATCTTCTAATTGTCACTAAATCGCCCTCCCAAGTTCTAGATTAATTTGTCTCATCATCTTTTTAACAAGAGTATCTTCATCCATGCCAGGAGAAGCATATACATTAATTGTAATATTTCCATTAGTATGTTTCTTTAACCAATCTGTTCCAACAACTGTTTCTGAACCAGCTTCACCAACACCGATGATCGTTGGTTCTGTAAATGTGTATGGTTGATTCATTGCCTTAGCATACCAATCTACACCTATACTTGGCATACCATCTTTTAACCAGTCCAATGGATTAATAGAACCGCTAATACTAAAGTGTGGCAAAGGAATATGTGGCCATTTAAATTCGAAACTAAATAAGCCTTTTATAGTATCAATTGCATTTGTAAAAATTGAAGTAACACCTTCCCATAAAGAAGATGCTTTTTTCTTTATGCCATCCCAGATGCCACCAAAGAAATCACCAATACCATTCCATGTCGCCACAAGTCCATCCCACGCTTTAACTGCAAAATCGCATATCGCGGTCCACACTTCGCCAGCTTTTTCTTTAATCGTATCCCAATTCTTATATAGTGCTATCCCTATTGCTACAACAGCCGCAACAGCCAATATAATACCTCCGATTGTCGCAATCATCGGAAGCATTGCAACATTTAGCGCCGCGGCAAGCCCTGTAAGAGTGCTAACTATGCCAAGTATAGGAGAAATAGCCGCAACTAGTGCAAGCATTGTCAAAATAAAAGTCTGCGTACCTCCATCAAGATTCGCAAACCACTCTATAATTCCTGAAACAGTTTCTACAAGTTTTTCTAGTTTAGGCAATAACTTTTCTGCTAGTGTAGCACCAACTTTTAAGAATGATTGTTGTGCCTTCGCTTTTAATGTGTCTAATCCATCGTTAAATTGATTAGCAGAATCTAATGCATCTTGAGATAGTATCAATCCAGCCGCTTGTGCTTCATCGCCTAATTGCTTTAGAGATGCTCCGCCATCATCAATTACACCAGCCATATCCATTGCTGATTTACCAAAAAGTTGCATCGAAAGAGCATCTCTTTCTGTGCCATTCTCGACTTTTGATAATGCATCAATTACATCAAACCATACATCTGTGGCATTTCTTAGAGTGCCATCTTGATTTTTAACAGAAACACCTAGTTTATCAAAAGCATCATTGCCGTTTGCCATGTTTGATGTAAGTTTCTTAATAGAGCCTGACATGGTTTCCATACTGACATCAATCAGATCGCTTGCATACTTCATCTTTTGCAATTCTTCTGTGCTAAATCCTGTTTGTTTTGCAATCGTATTGATATCATCTGCAGTCTTACCTGCAGCAATTGTCATTCCAATAAGACCTGCCGCACCTGCTGCAGCCGCTGTAGAAAGACCTCTTGTCTGTTCAGACATCTTGCCAGTCGCATTTGATACAGACTGTAAAGCTGGTGTTAATGCATTTCCATACTGTTTATTAAGGTTTTTAAGTTCTTCTGTAGTTGAAATGATATCGCGTTCAAGAGCTTGCATCTGCTCTCTATTCTTTCCTGTGTCACCCTCTGCTTTTAATTGTGCATAGAGTTTCTTTTCTTCTTCCAGTTTCGTATTAGCAGCACTAATTGATTTCCCTAGTAACTCATGTTTTTGATTTAATAATGTAATATTCCCTGGATCTAGTTTTAGTAATTTATTGACATCCTTCAACTGCTTTTGTGTATCGGCTATCGTTGAATTTGCTTGTTTTAATGATTGTGATAGTTTGGTTGTATTACCCCCTATTTCAATCGTTATACCTCTAATTTTGTCAGCCATACTAACCACCTTCCTAGAATTTGTCTATATCACTCTCGGATGCCATTACATCCCATTCATAATCATCGTTAATCTTCTCTGCCAGCATGTCGTAAATCATGCCTGCATCAAGTTCATCTAACTCATCCATAGATAACCCCAATTCTTTGCAACGTAGCATGAATACTGCTGTACTTATCGGTCTGTTTGTATGGCTTACGCTTTTTTTATTTCGACAGTAGTTCCTAATGATTTAGCCCATAATTCCATAATCTGTGGATAGACAGTTTCATATGGAAAAACTTCATAACTATCCAACCATTCCCAAACATCATCTGGAATCGATTTATCTGCTTGTTTAGCCATGACATATGCAAAATTTGCAAAGATTTCTAATACATCTGCAGTCATAGTCTGGTCTTTTGCCACACGAATCTTGTTTAAATCCTGTATAAGATCGTGTCCGAACATTTTTCTATAACGGATTGTTGTAGTTGCAGATGCTTTAAATTTTGTTTCTTTTCCACTAATTTCAATAACCTTTTCCATAGTTTCTCCTTATGCAATTAATACACAAATTAAAACCAATCATCCTTGATCAAATGATTGGCTTTTGTTCATGCATTATTCTGTGATTTCTGTTACTTGTTCAAACCACTTTGTATATACTTCATCGCCTGTTTTCGCAGAGAATTTAACATGTCCGTCGTTAATACGAGGCGGTGCAGAAAATTTTAACTGTACATGATTTGGTTTAATCGTCTTTTCCTTAGTTTCTCCACTTTCTCCATTACGAGAGAATTTAACACGGTATAAAAGTCCACGCTTGCCCTTAACTGTGCTATCACCGCCGATTTCGAATTGCCATAGTAGTGCAACTTCCTTCGTTTGGTCTTTGTCCGTTTCAAGAATGCCACCTTTTGTGCCTTTCTTTCTGCCAAAAACTTCGGATTCGAATTCCTCTGGCAATGACTCTAATTCAAGCGTGCCAGCATATCCATTATTTACAATGTCGTTATACCAGCTTACATTATCTGCAAATTCTTCGATTGTATCACCCTCTGCCTCCATACTTAATGATACAGCGCCTGGCAATTTCTTAACATCGCCATATGTCAGGCGGCCTGTGCCATCATCTGTAGCAACCGCATAGTGTACGTTGCTGATGCCATATTTAATCTTACCCATCAATAACTACCTCACTTTCATATAGTACTTCATACATATTTTCTTGATTGATGTATTGTTCTGATTTTTCATACACCAATCCGTTAGCTTTTAATACATTTTCAACTTTCCGCTCTGTATCAAAATCTTTTGTCTTAGTGTATAGTTCGATATTTAAGTTTGTAATACTTGCATAATTTGTGTTATCTGCGCACTCATCATTACTAGATGGATAATAGAAAAGAATATACGGAAGATTTGGTGCTTTTTCTTCGGGCCACTGATAATATGCACACTTATTAGTTCCTAAGATTCCATTTAGCATGGAAGCAATTTCATCAAATCTCATTTCCCTATTCTCTCCTTTATTCTTTCCACCAGTTCTTCTTGAGTCCAGTCATTTACAATAGCAATATGTTGAAACGCTTTAGTTCTTCCACCATTTGCTTTCGCATGGCCAAATTCAAGTAAGTGTGTTAATTGATAATCTGTCTTGTTGTGTACAATTGCTTTAACTTGTGTTCGTTTTGCTTCTTTAGAAGTTGACCAGCCTTTGTTATATCTACCCGTTCTACGATTGTAACTATTAGCAGACTTCAATCTTTTAGTGGCTTCTTTTGCCACATCTGGAATAATTTCTCCAATTGCTTGGCTCGCTTCATCACCATATTCAGCAAGTAAGTCATTTATTGTAGATGATAAATCATCTGGTAATATTGTTTGCTTACTCATTTCCTTTGCGTTTTTCTGTATACAGTTCTATATGATCATCATCTCGTTCATATGTACGATAGATAGTTAGTCTCTGCCCATGATATATACAGATTTCTTCACCTCTATAATCACCAGCAAAAACAATAAATTGTTTCTGCGGATTCAACCCCATCCTTCTACCGCTGAACCATTCTGTAGAACTTGTACTCGATACAGAGCAGAAAACATCCCGATGGCTTTCTACAGTTTCAAATACACCCTTATCATTCTTTTCTGATAATTCGGAAACAAGTGTAATCACATCAGACTTACTCATCGCTCTTCTTCTTTCTAAATCCAGCAACCTTTAATCGTTCCTGGTATAGATTCCACGATTTTTCATCTCCGTTGCCGAACATGCCACGAACATATAAAACAACTAGCTTACATTCATTCTGATTATTAACATTGAAATCTATTCCGGTTGCTTCGGCAATATCTTCCTTTGCGGCTTCAATTAGATGATCAATTTCACCACCATCATACGCATCTGTAGTAATACGCAGATTCGTTTTAACATATTGTTTTAACTCCGTATCATTCATAATTACCTCCCACCAACAGAAATAGAAAAAGGAGAAGATATTTCACTTCTCCTTTTAAATCCAAAACTAAACCTTAGCAATAAATGCGCCTGCACCTGCATTACGCATTGTACCCTGTGCACGTGTATATCCAGAGTAGATAATCTTATGTGCCTTAATATCCTTATCTGTTTCAATCATAACAGGCTGTACAACGTTTAATACGAACATCTTTGGATCTAAGATAAAGATTTCGTTACCTGCTGCAGAATCTTCCTTAACTTCTGAACCAAATGTCACACCATCACGGAATACAGGTTGTCCGTTCTTATCCACTAGAGATAATACAGAGCCGAACTTAGTTCCACGTGATGCATATACAACTAGATTGCTACCAGCTGATACCTTTCCAAATGCAGAAATATATGATGCATAATCAAGTGTAGCAGCAACAACCTTATTAGCAGCACAATCAGCCTTAATTTGTGCAAATACATCAGTAGCCAATGCTTCACCTAAATCTGCAGCAATTTCAGCAGCTAAGTAATCTTCTAAAGCGCCCTGTGTCATCTTTGCTTCTGCGTAAGATAATTCAACACTCTTAGAGTAATCATTTCCATTTAATACAACCTTAACGAATGTATTTGTTTCATCAGCATTTGCAGTACCTTCTGTTACCTTCTTAGCCTTACCAGCAGTAATTGCAGTATGCTTTGATACTTCTAAGATAACACCTGTATTCTTAATATCAATGTCTGCCAAGATTGGATGTGCTGTGTGGATATTATCCCAAATCTTATCATCTAACTGTTTTGGTAATGCAACACCATTGTCTGTTGTAATTAATGCAGCACGTTGTTCTGGTGTAGCTTCACCTTTTAAGAATGCATAGAACGCATCACGATATTCCATCATATCTTTTGTAATATTGATTTCCATTTTTCTCTCCTCTGTAGGTAGGACTACTTCCTTACCCTTTCCATTTTCAACTGCTTCAACTTCTGCTCGTTCTTCTTTTTCTTTTTCTTCAAGTTCTTGTTTCTTGAGCATTAGTTCTTTTGTTCGTTCCTCGATTGTGTCCAGTTCATCTCCCAACTCTGCACAACGTGTTTCGCTTGCGGTTTCAACTTCTTTAGAAATTGCAGATGCACGTTCTTGAGTGGCATTTAACTGTTCGAGGACTTCACGTAATTCCTTATTCATTTGAATCCTTTCTAGCCAGTTGCTCTGCTCTAGCCTTTAGCGCTTTTCGTCTTTCTTCTACGAAATCAGCTTTCGCTTTTTTCTGTTCACTCTCCAGTGATGCTTTCACGCTCTCCAGTGATCTAGCATTAATAGAAGTCTGATCATACGCAGGGAATGTAACTGCTGATACTTCAAATACCTTTGAAATACTTGTAATATGTCTGACCGGTTTCTCTGTATCCAGTCCTTCCCATCTCTCTCCGTCAACAGTGAACATAAAAGACATTCCACTACAGTCTTGACGATTAACAGCAGAATATAATTCTCTTGCTCTTGAATTATTTTCTGTATCTAAATCAACTCGAACATGCAATCCATCATCTTGCACTGATAATTGCATCGTTGAATTTGCGTTATTGTTTCTACTGCGTGCCAATGGCAACTGGTCTGTATCGTGGTTAATTAAAAAACGGACATCCTTTAAGTCCGTTTGATTTAGTGCACCATTATCGATTACCTCTTTACAGAATCCAAAGTCCGTTTCTTTATCGAATACAATCGGTACGCCCTCAATAACGTTTCCGTGTTGCTCATCGCTTCGCGTTACAACGTCGCAAAAGAATGAGCGATTTTCTTTTTTATTTTGAATCATTTCCATTTCCTTCATCTTCCTCCGCTTTAATATCAGATTCCTTTACGTAGTTATTTACTGCAATCATGATTTCATCACCACCACGTTCATGTCCTAATGGAGTATATCCAAGCATGCTTCTGTAGTCGTCTCTTGTAAATAATCCAAGTTCCTTTGTAGCACTAATTACATTCACAATTGTGGCCGTTGGTTGATACTTCAAACGAGACATATTAACTTCAATCTCATTGCCAAAGCCGCGTTCTCTTTCTGTATACAGTGCATACGTTAAAGAGTCTGTCAGAAGAATTGCAAATGGTTCTAATCTACCCTCATATACAGCTTCGTATTGGTCTGAAGTAAATTTATTTTGTAGAAATTCTTCGTTTACACCAAAATATGTAAAAATCTTATTCTTAGCTTGATCCATTGTTGCTGAATCAACAATATATGGTTTTGATTCGATGTTCTGATAATCAAATTTTCCATCAACAGCAATTACACCACCGTTATTTTGTGCAGATAGATTATCTTTAATGAACCTTTGTTTTGCTTTCTCAAGATCATCTTCTTTAATAACATTAACGGTCTTTAAAATTCCACGAATAATCGCACTATTTTTAATTCCATTTATGATTCCTTGATTTTGAGCATCAAGTAACTCACATGCTGTATAAAGTGCTGCATTTGCATCACCCATTAAATCATCTCTAATAAAGTGATTTCTAAGATGGATGATACGGTCATATGGAACAGTATACGTACGCGTATAACTCAACTGGAATGAAGCATATAACTTATTATTTAGCTCATACAGTTTAAATGTCTTGTAGTTAATTGGATGTAGTGCTACTAGATATCCTTTTTCGTCATATTCAGGATATATAAATGCATTATTGTTTAAGAAATACATTGCACTTGTTTTATATAAAAAATCGTACATTGTCATGTACGGATTAGGATGCTTTAAAACCTTTGCAATATCAGAAACATAATCAACTGTAGTTGTACCATCCTTATTTGCAATTACAGCTCGCAATGACATCTTTGCAATATTTCTAGCAAGTGCATCTACTGATGCACGTACCAAATCAATATTTAGTGCTTTTCCATCAAACGAGCGATAACTCCATGCTGCAATATCGTATGGTTTAAAATCGCTATTATATGTGGACCTAGATCTCTTAAAAATATCAAATAATCCCATTTCTTCTCCTATCCAACTAAATTCAAGTAATCATCACGATACTTTACATATATTACATATGCATTCAGCAAACTAACCATGCCATCAATACGTCTATTCTGTTGTATCTTAACAGGTTGAATTGATTCAATACTGCCCTGCGCTTTAATTCCAGTATTCGATAAACACCATTTAAGCATAGGATTGTTATCATAGTTAATCTCTTTATTTGCAAGTCTTGCGCCAAGTTCCTTCATTGGAGCAGTCCAAGTGAAAGGACCCTGTGCAACCTTCTCCATTACAGACTGGCCAAACTCTCCAGCCATTTCGTCAGCCCAATATCCAGCTAACGCTCTATCATATCCCATCTTCCACAAATCAATACCGTACTTGTCTCGCATGTCTTTGTACCATTGTGTTACATCACTGTAATTAACCATATTCCCATTACAGATTGTTAATAAACCTCTATCAGCCCAAACTTGATATGGCGCTTCTTTTGAAGACGTCTTTTCTAAGTAGTCAATTCGTGCTTGTGGTAAAAAATAATGCTGTAAAACATAGATTTTCTCATCATCCTTTTTACGGATTAATAGTGTAGCTGCAGTAAGGTCAGTAGTAGCAGATAAATCGCATCCACCGATCGCATATGTGTTAGCAACATCATCCATTGAGAATGTATCATCGCAATCAAGTTGTTCCCAGGATAGCCAAGTCTCTGATGTTACATTCTTTAGATTAAAGTCTTTCGTAAGTACAGTTGCTTTTATCTTAGAATCCACTTTGGCTCTGCTTACCATTTCACGCAGAAATGATTTTGCTTTAATCGTTCCTAATCCTGGATTAGCCTTTGGCCACATCTTTTCATCATCCCACTCTTTGGTGCTATCAAGTTCATAAATGAGTGGTAAAAAGCGTTCATCGTTAGTGTCTTTATTAATGACCTTATCAGCATATTCATAAAGGTCATCATAAATACCTTCTCTGTTAAATCCTGATGTAGTGATAGTAAACAAAATCGGTTGTTTTCTAGCAGACATACCCTGTTTAACTACATCGTAGATATTACGGTCCTTAATAGAATGTAATTCATCGATAATACCACAATGTACATTCAATCCATCTAATGTATTTGAGTCACTTGAAAGTGGCTGGAATACTCCGAAATTAAAATCAGAATACATATCGCTCTTTCGCTTAGCGATATACTTTGATAAATACGGAGATTGTCTGACCATATTCCTAGATTCATTAAATACAATCTTTGCCTGGTCTTTCTTACTTGCAACACAATCTATTTCTGCACCACCTTCGTGGTCTCCTATCATCATGTATAAAGATATTGCTGATAGCAGTACAGATTTTCCATTTTTACGCCCCATAATCCATAGCACTTCGTTGAATCTGCGAACACCATTCTTATCTACAAATCCAAAAATAGCTTGAATAGCAGCCTTCTGAAATAGTCTTAATTTAATCGGTTCACCAATTGCTCCTTTAGACTGTTTGCAGAATGATTCAATAAAAAAAATAGGTCGTGATGCCCTATCTATATCAAACTTATATTTACTTCTTTTGCTTTTAACATCATTAGCCAGCCCCTGATAAACCTTTTCAATCTTCTTACTAACTACAATCTTTTTATTTTTGATTTCATTCCAGTATTTAAGAATGTAGTTAGTATGATCGTACTCAATCATTTAGTATTAAAGAACTCCATCATTGGATCTACAGTTGCCTTAACACTTTCTTGTTTATCATCAGGCAACAACCCAACAAGCTGTTTGATGATGTTATTGTAGTTTGAAATTAATTTGTTATATACCTGTGATGCACTAGAAGGTTTTCTTCCAGATTGGTTTTCTCCATTCTGATATTCCTCAATCCATCCATTAACACGCAAATCATCTTGTAATTCACGCAAAGATATGACCATAAAAGCCGCATTTTGCATCAGATTAGTACATAGTTCTCTCTTCTCATTTGGTATATCTTGGAAAATAACCGTAAGTCTCTTAAACTCTTCTGAAATAAGAGCTTCTTTGTCTATCTTCTTCTTTCTTGCCATATCTTTTTCCTTTCTACACGGCTATTAGACTACACCCATCAGCCGCTTTTCAGTTTCAGGTTTAAAAAGGACTGCTCATCGGTCCTCTTAGTTTGCGTATTATTTGCTACTATGCCCCCTCTATTTCCGCTTTAGATTTCCGTACTCATCAAAGTACAATCCATCTTCCACTTGTGGCTTGCCTAAATGTTCTTTTGTATGGCAATCGTGGCAAAGTGCTTCTAGGTTATCCCAGTTCAATGTGATATATGGATCATGTATATTCTTCGGTGATAACCATATCTTATGATGTACATGTTCAGCTGGTGTAATCCTTCCAGCCTGTTCGCATCTATTGCAGTATGGATGTATCGAAAGAAAAGCCTTACGACATTTAATCCATGCTGCAGATTTATAGAATGCTTTACTAAACTCTCTTGCCATATAAACCTCCGGTGCAGGCGAAAAGGGTAGACATCAAGATATAGATGAAAGGAGGATTAATATGCCATGAAAACTTCATGTTGAGTTAAGGTTTAGCTGATGCCTACCCATAGAAAAAGCACACAACCCCAATTTGTGTGCCTTCCTTCACCTACGCGCATAGTACCATATTTTTTCAAGCACAATTGTGCAAAGTTAATACTTTAACAATATGTTCTTAATTTTCCTCTGAACTACTGAATGATCATACCCATGTATATATCCTATTGTTTCAAACGACCTTCCACATTCAAATCGTTCATACAGTAACTCAATTTCTTTATCCGATAATTTTGTTAGAAAGTTTTGAATATCACTTAGTTCAGTCTCATACATCTTGTATTGCTTTGACAGCATTTCTTCTTCATTCATCAACTCGATGATATTACTTTTATAAATACGTGTACCTCTTTGATATTTCGCTTCTTCTTCCGAACGAATTGACGGTGATCTAACCGAACCATTTAACTCAATAGCAATCTCTTGCAATCTGTCCCATATATCAACAACCCTATTCGCAGAGTACTTAATTCCTTTTAACTTACCGTCAATATATTTCAGTTTATTATCATTTACCATAATTCACCCTACGAGCTATTTTCTTATTAACCCACTTCAAGCGATCTTCAAGCACAAAGAGTTGATATGTATTAACCTCTGCATATTCATTTCTTTTGTGAGCTTCCTTAACCCTCGCTATTTCTTTTTCTAAATCATTTCTTTTCCTATACAGCAAAGCTAGTTCAATCTGTGTTTTATCTATCGTCATCATCAACACCTGCTATACGAACTGCCACCATCATAAAGACTCCGAAGAACATGCCACATCCAAATGCAAGAATTGTAATCATCATTTATAGTCTCCTTCATCTTCTGGAACTTTATAAATTAATTCGTTGAACGCGTGTTCACCAAAGCAATTAATTCTAAACACATCTACGCTGCCTCTGACAACTGACTCAAGAACTTCTAATGATTGTTTCATTGTTGTATATATTCCTAGCAAGCAATCATTGTTATCTATGATTGCCCTAACTTCATACTTTTTATTACTTTCGTTATCTCTAATGTAGATTTTTTGTAGATTAGGATTGACGTAAATTATAGTACGATTTTGAACTTGTATTGAATTCATTTTTTATCTCCTTTTTTCTTTTTAAGTACGCAACAGAATCATACTTATGTTGCGTTTGTCATTTCTTTGTTAAAAAATCAAATAATGCTTTATTTATGCATATTTACTAATATTTATCTGTGACGTATCATTTAATTAGCGCAACATAATTTTAATGGTTGCATTCAAGAGGTTATCCAATGTCAGATTTCAATAAAATTAAGTCCCTATTGTGTCCATTTTGTGGTGACAGTATCCCAACTTCTACAGATGCATGCTTCAAACATCATCTTTTATCATTTGATGGAATTCAGTATCTAATCAGAGAGATAGGCGAAGAATATAAATGCAGTGGTATTGATGTCCAATATTTAAAATGCCCAAGCTGCTCTTCATACGTTTTAAATATAAAATCTTATGGAGCAAGTTTTGAACCATTTGAAACAGTGATTCACCCGACAACCCTAGCTAAACATTTCCCAAAATACATACCGGAGCAAATTCGCAAAGATTATGAAGAGGCCTACTCTATAGTTTCTTTAAGCCCTAAAGCCTCTGCAACACTATCACGAAGATGTTTGCAAGGAATGATCCATGACTTTTGGGGTATTAAAGAAAAGAATTTAAATGCTGAAATAACATCATTGAAATCTCGAATTTCGCCATCACTTTGGAAAGCAATTGACGGAATACGTACCATAGGTAATATTGGTGCTCATATGGAAAAAGATATCAATGTAATTGTCGATATCGATTCCGGAGAAGCAGAGAAGCTACTTAAACTAATCGAGCATCTAATTAAGGAATGGTATATCAACCGTCATGATGTAGAAGTTCTACTTGAAGAAGTTAATGCTATTTCTGATGAGAAGAAAGCGAAGGCATTATAATAGACTCGCCTTCATAACAAGGATCATATTCGAAAAGAAATTCTCCTTCTGAATTGAAGTATTTCTTTACTGGACGAGCCAAATCGTCTTCTGTTCCTTTTCCCCTTAGAACATGTACTACGATTACTTGTTCAATAGTAATGTGGTCTACTCTTCTACAATCTTCTGTATTGTATCGACCACGTTCTTTTAATCCAGTTCCTATCATAAATATCCTCCTAATCATAATTTGGTAAGTGGTTGATTTCGCCTCTTACCTTTTCTACGTCATGTGGTTCAAGACATATGTATCGCTGCGTTTCTTCTGCAGAAGAGTGTTGTAGCAATTGCTGCACCAGGAGAAGGTCAT